ACAATGACACGCTGCCCGAAGAAGCAGCAGTTGCGCCTAGCGGCCTCAGGCGTCGAGCCGGTGCCGATGCCCTCGCACTGGCCGCAGCTGCTGTGAACCAGCGAGCCACGGCGAGCAATAACGACGGCGTGATCCTGGGCGCTGATCACAGAGCCACGACGAGCCACCACGGTGGTATCGGCGCGAGCCGAGACGGCGCAGGCCACGAACAAACAAACGAGCATAGCAATCAAGAAACGCATAGCAGTCCTCCTGTGACTGGGAAACGATCCACAGCCAGGAGAATGCCAAGCGTGTCAAGCGTTACGGGGTGCCCGAGTCATATGCGAACGTGTTCTTTCTTCGTCGCTTTTGAGACACGTTCGGGGCTCATGTCGCTGGCGGCGACAGTCGTACTATGCAGCACTCTTACGCGTCTCGCGGCCGTGCAAGGCGGATTCGGACTGCCGGCGGGGTGTTATGAGGTTCCGCATAAACACTGGTTATGTGGCCTACTTCAACCGCTCCAGCAGGCCGCGCAGCGTGGCGGCTGCGTTAGCATCTGCCTCTCGCGGTGATCGGTGGAACGCCGCGAAATACGCAATCGCCTCCCGCTCCGCTGCGGTGAGGCGTTCCCGTTCGGGAGTTTTTGCGTTCTGCGAGTGGCATTCCGCCGCCTTGTCGCGAGTTTGTCGCAAGTTTTGTCCCGTTCGGGATATGAGTCCGCGGAGCGTGGCGGCAGTCTCTGCTGACTCTGGCGTAATCTCGGCGTAACGGTCGGCTGCATCGGCAATCGCAGAACGCTCAGCGTCGGAGAGCGTTGGCTTTGAATCAACGCCCGTTGATATACCGGAGGTATACGCCGCGAGAGCGAAGCGAAGCCGCTCAATCTCCGCAGCAGCCTCGTCGGATAACTGCGGCAGATGGATATGCCGCAGAGAGCGAAGCCGCTCAACGATGTCGTTGCTCATGCCAATCCCCTTGGCTGGCAAATCCCATTCCGCCACTTGCTCACCTTGCTGTGCGTGCTGCACGCAGGCTCTTTCCGCCGCTCAGCAAAGTGCCGCTCTCGGCACTCTCTGGCCCGCTCGGCAATCTCCTCTGGCGTCGGATCGTCTAGCGGCATCTTGCGTATAGGCTCGCGCGGCGGCAGATTGTGCTGCTTCACCAGCATGGTGACGGTGGACGCCGAGCAACCAAGCTGTATCCCGATTTCTGTCAGCGTCAGCCCCTGCTGCCACAACGCAAGCAGCTGCTCGCGGTCCACTCGCTTTGCGTGCGTGCCGCTTGCCACCTTGTGGCCGTTCAAGATCCGCCACACCGTGGAACGAGCCGAGCCAATACGCTCGGCAATCTCGTCCACGGTGACGCCGTAGGCGTACAGGCGGTGTACGTGCTCGTAGTCGTACGTCCTCGTCCTCATGCGTCCTCCGCCAGCGGCATGATGACGCCCGTGTACGGGCCACAGCGAAGCAGCACGCGACTCTGAGCGTCTTTGACGTACACGTCAACGTGCGGCTCTTCGTCCTGCGGCAGATGAGCCAAGAACTGAGCCAGATACTTCGGGTCCAGCTTCGTCGGTGCCGTCGAGCCAGCCGCAATCGTCGGGCAGATCACGGCGCTTTCGCCGTACTCGCTCGAGCGGCCAGCCAGGTGCAGCGTGTTTGCCGTCCACGCCAGCGTGATGCCCTTGGACTGCTCACTGGTGACGATGGCAGCGGACTGCACCGCCTGGAGCAGCTCCACCACGTCGATCACCGTGGCCTCGCCTTCGGGCTCACCGACAACGTCACGCCAGCGTGGGAACTTGCCTTCCACAAGCCGGCCCGTGACGGTGCAGCCGTCAAGGCTGAACCGAACTTCCTTGGCGTTGGCTTCGATTTGCACCGAGCCGTCACCGCTGGCCATGCTGGCCACGGCAGCCATGAGCCTGCCAGGAATGATCGTCTGCGAATCGTCCACCGCCTGGTCCGTCTCGGTTTCGACGCACGCGAGCCGGCGGCCGTCAGTCGCAACCCAGGTAGGGTTGCCGTCCTTCACGTCGATGAGCACGCCACCCAGTGCATAGCGGCTGCTCTCGTTGTCCGTCGCGTAGATGGTCGCCTTCGCGGCCCGGCTGAACTGATCCGCCGGCAGACGGCAGACGGCCTTGAGCTCGCCTGCCTCCCACGTCGGGTACTCAGCAACGTCCTCAGTCGGCAGCGTCCACGAGCCAGCACCGCACTTCACGACGATGCTGCTGCCGCTTGGCTTCAGCACCACCTCGTCGCCGGTCGCGGCCCGCAGAATCGCAGACAGACGATGAGCCGGCAGCAGCATAGGCTCGCCGTGGTAGTCGATCTCCCGGTCGATCCGCACTTCGAGGTCCGTGCCGCTGAGCAGCCCGTCACCAAGCCTGACGTTTTGCAGCACCGGCTTGGCGCTCTTCGACGGCACGGCACGCATCACGTCCGCAAGTGCGGCCCTCAGCGTTGCAGTGTCCAGCGTGATTCCCGTGCTCTTCCGTTCTTTCGTTGCAGTAGCCATGTGATTCCTTTCGTGGCTTCAAAGATGCACCAACCAAAATGCCCAAGGCGAACGTCGCCGCAAGCAAGAACTCACCAATCGCAATCCACACAACGTCGGAGATGCTCATAGCCCTTCTCCGTTGTCCTCAAGCAGCGGCCAAGTCTTTGGCTGCTCTTGCGCCTCGATCTGCTCGAAATACATCGCCTGCCGCACGAGCCGCTCACGCAGCTGCTGGTTCTCAGCCTGCTGCTTCTCAATGAGCTTCACGGCGTCGAGAATCCAACTGGCGTGCTGCATGATCTCGTCGTGCATGGCCCAGTTCTCGCAACTCTCAGCGGCCTTGCTGTGGTAGCGATACAGGCGGCGTAGTGCCTTTAGCGTGTTCATGCGGCCTCCTTGACGATGCGAATCGTGCGAGCCTTGCCGTCTTCCCAAGTGATCCTGCCCTTTTTCCGCAACTGGTTCAGGTGAACCGAAGCGGCGTTGGGATTCTTGAAGTTGAAGGCAAAGCAAATCTCACGCACGGTCGGCCCGTAGTCGTGGACGTTGATAAATCCGACGATCCAGTCGAGCACGGACTGCTGGCGCTGCGTCAAAGGTTTGATGGTTGCTGGGGTCATGTGCCCTCCTTGGCGGCTGCAAGTTTTCTACGGGTACGGTCAAACGCTTCGGCTACGTCGCCGGTGAATGCTCGTGGCGGTGCAGGTGCGTCCGCGAAGTCACGGCCAGACTGCTTGCCGGGCGCATCGTCAAACGAGCCCGCCAGCACCTTGTCAACGAAGCCGGGCGAGAACAGCTGCAGCATCGTGGCCGGCGTCTTGAAAAACCGGCACTTGGGCAGCCGCTCAATGGCAGCCATGGCATCGCGGCACCAGTCGGGATCGTCCGCCAGGTGGGCGTTCTGCTTTGGCGGGCGTTCCAGCTTCCATGGCTTCAGCCCGCTGGCTTCCCATGCTTTTAGGATTTCCTGCCAAGTCACTCGCGTGGAGGAGGATGAATTTCTCTTCTCTTCTCCTCTTAATTCTGGGGCGCACGAGCGCCCAGGGTCCGACGCATCAGCGCCCTCACCCTGGGCGCATGAGCGCCGCACCTCCCTGTCCTTGGCATGACGGACGGCAGCCTGCACCCGAGCCTTGGCCGAAGACGAAAACCGACGCTCCCATCCTGGGATCGCCACAGTCCCCGAAACTTCGTCCACCTCGAGCCAGCCGACACGCTGGACGCCCGCCCAGAACGTGTCACTGCCACCAATCAGCCGGGCCAGACGCCGCACTGTCATGCGGGCGGTGCCGTCCTCAGAGTTCATTGCGGCCCAAAGCCACAGTTGCACCACGCGGCCAATCACCGCGTCCTGCGGCTCGCCAGTCTCGTCCACGAGCTCGAGCACTTCGGGCTTCGTGGCGAGGTTGCAGTCGATGGGAATCCATTCACCGGCCATGCGTGGCCTCCTTTCACCCAGCAACCTTCGGACGAAGTACGCTGTCAATCGCCTGCTTTGCGTTAAACGTCCACGCCACCGCGAACTCGCGCCATCCTTCCCCGTCAAGACCGACTTTCTTAGTCCCTGCGTCGAAGTAGATGGTCGCGGAGATAATGTCGTTAGCCGTGTCGATTGGCTTGGACATTGAGAAAAGTCCGTGACGCAGTAACGCAACGCAATGAGTGCCGTTGAGCCTCGCCAGCGTCTGAAGAAGAATCCGCTGGCCTGTTGCGAGGTCTTCCAAAAACTCGTGGTCGCGACTGAGTTCGCAAAACAACGCAGAGCCGTATGACTCAACCAGCATGTCGATGTCGCTGGGCGTAATCTTGCCCCTCATTTTTCCAGACCACCAACTGTGGTCCAGCATCTTGCCTTGCGCGTATGCCTCGGGGCAGCGAATCCCGCCAGCCGTAAAACTGTTCATGAAAAAACCTCCATGCAGAAACCAAACTGCGAGAACGCACAAGCGAACTCGTCAGGATTTGGGCCGAGATACAGGATTGCTTGGCCCTGAAGTGGCACGGCGACTTTTCGCGGATGCCAAAACTTCACGCGGCCCTTTGGGAAGCAGGCTGCCGATGCCTGCTCTGCAATCGACTGAAACCATCTTGTTTCAGTGGCGTTATTAACCAGAACAACGGCGCTCGTTACATTGCCGCTCGCGTAAGAGTCGCAAAGCTTTTCAGCGAACTGGCCAATAAGGCCAGACTCATATGGCGGGTTCATCCAAACCGTACCCTGCCAATCCTTATCAAGCCCGCTGTCTTCTGCCGTGTAAAACGTCGCGGCCCCGATGATTTCGTTTGCTACAGGATTCGACGCTGGGTCAACGTCTATGCTCCCGAGCACCAGGCGAGCGGCTTCTATGTATTCCTCGGGCGTGTACCACTCGTTATCCCCGCTGTTGTTGGCAACGTGCGGGCGAGACTTCACGGCCTCAACGGCGTCGGCCACTTGCTCCTGCGTAGGCTGTTCTGGCAGCGCCTTTGCGGCCGCCACGATCTCGTGCTTCGGGGCGTCGATTTCGCCAGCGACAATTTCACGCTCGATACCAAGAGCTTCAACGGCCTCGGCGAACTCGCCGTCGCGGCGGATCGTCTTCTCGTTGACGCCGTGCTCGGCAGCCAGGGATTCGGCAGTGGACATTTTGTCCGCTGCCTCTGTGTGCTGATTGCCACGGCTCCCGTCGTTCGCCTTCTTCGTCCGGTTGTACCGCCGACCTCGCAGCAGGCTCATCTGCCTAGCGTCGAGATTGCGACGGCCCAACTGGTTCTTGTCGATCCAGTCCTCGGCCTCGTCTCTGCTTTTAAACCGCAGCTCGTGAATGTCGAACGGCAGTTCCAGCCGCGTGCAGATTTCGTAGCGGTTGTGCCCGTCCAGCAGCGTAAGCGTTCCCTTGCTGGCCCATACCACTAGCGGATCTCGAGCACCGCCGTGCTCGGCAATGTTCTCTTCCAACTGCTGGCGCTCTTCGGCTGACAGCGGCGGAATGAGTGCAGCAAACTCTGC